TCCTCAATGCGTCGTCCGCGGACTGTCCCTCGGACGTACCAAGGACCATCTTCGTCTTTCCGCGATCGGACGAGTTTGAGCGGCATTTCATTGCCTCGCGCATGATGATGATGTCGGCCGGCGTGAAGCGCCAGGACCGGCCGATGCGGTATCCGTGTTCTGGATGGTCGGCCAGCCAACCTTGCAGCCAGCGGCGCGAGCAGCCAAGGGCATCGGCGGCGGCGTCCAATGACATCGGGCGCTCTAGGGCCGCGGTGGTCAAGCCTTCCTCCTTGCCATGTTCTCCCTAGTCGGCATCAGGTGCCCGAGGTTGCCGGCCTCAAGCTCGTCGGCGAGCCGGCGCAGGCCCGCGGGAGTGATGCCGTAGAAGCCGTCAGGATCGCCCTCGTGGGTCGCGAGGTAGCCGATCCGCGCCAGTGAGCGTGTCTCCGGGCAGCCGACGACCTGCCAGGCCGATGGCCTGCCGAGAGCGCACAAGCGGGCGAGCTGGTTCTTGCCAAGGCGAGGCTTGCTCATCGCCGCACCACCGTTCCGTCCATGAGCCGCTTCCAACCGCTCGCGCGGGATCCCGGCATCGGTCGCTTGGTCTTCGTCTTGAACCCGCCGTGGGCTGCCTCGCGGCGCTTGGCCCTGGCGATGTCGGCCACGTCCTGAGCGGTCTTGCCTCCGGGGGCGCGGTGGCAGCAGTTGCGGCCGAGGAGCTTGCCGTCTGCCGCGGTGAGCGGGCGGGACTTGTCGAGGATCAGGGCCTCGGGGATCGTGTGGTCGAACTCGATGGCCTTGCCGGTCACGTCAAGACCGCAGCCCTCGCACCGGATGCGCCCCTTCGAGTCCGAGGCGCGGCGGAGCATTTCGGCTTTCTGTGCCTTGGTGAACTCGCGGCGGGTCATTCGACACCTCGCGTCAGCCAGTCAATGTCGCGATCCTTCCAGCCGAGTAGCTGCACCTTGGCGTGGCCGATGATCCGGTCTGTCGGCTTCGCCTCGTAGCCGGGCACATAGTGGGCGACATATTCCGGCCCCATAATCGCGAACTGGACGCGATGCCGGGTGACCTGGCGGATCATCATCGTGCCGTTGGCGATGTCCCGGCGGAGAGATGGGCAGAAGTGGGTGCAGCGGGCCGCGCACTCGCGGTGAAGCAGTGGCTCGACCTGCAGGATGTCCCAAGCCGTGGCCGCATTGCCGCGTGGGGCAGCATGGGACAGCGATACCTTGGTGCGATTCCGCAGGGGCTTGCCGCAGAGGTCACACAGGTCGTTGGCGATCGCCTCCCTCTGCCGCTGCGAGTGAGGGGCGCCGAACTTCGGCTTACCCTCGCCGGGCGCGACCGCCTGGCAGATCGCGGCGCGGCCATCAGCGTGCCGACAGGGGCCGACGGAGAACCGCTCTTCGCCAGTCCACGAGACAGTGTAGGGAACGGGGGTGTTGCCGAAGGTCAGCATCACGCTGCCCTCCTCATCAGGAACCGGCCCTCAGCGGCCGTCAGGGTCATGTTCACGCCCGCACCGAGCCGGATGCGGTCCACGGGCTCTCCGGTGAGCGAATAGCGGCGCTCGACCTCGGCCAGCCCGTGATCGACGGCGTGGTCCAGGCAGTCCTTGTAGGAGCCGCGGAAGGCGACGGAGCCGTGGGCGAGGAGGGACCACTTCATGCGGCGGCATCCGCTTTGTGCTTGAGGCACTGATCCGGTCGGGTGTAGTTCGGGTCGCGGTGACAAATGCCGTCTACGGCGTAATTCGAGGCACACCACGGGCAGGTGACGATTTCCGTTGGCGATCGGCTTGGATCGGGGCGCACCCTTGCGATCGGCATTTTGACGTAGCCGCTACTGCGCGGGATGAATGGCAACCCCTCGCCGCCAAGATCATCAATTCCAGGCCTGATAAAGCCGAAAACCTTGCCGCCTTTCTGACTAATCACCACGCCGGGGTAGCGGACCTCAGTCGTTTCATCGTTGTCGCCGCCGGTGGCGGTGTAAGTTGTGAAAATGGCCGGATCGCCGGGCCGGAAGACAGGATCTCGCTTGGCGCAAGCAAACTTGATGGAGCGGATGCCGTGCCCCTTGAGCGCCGCACGCAGATGCGTGGCGTGGTCGCAGTCGCCCTTGAACTTGCAGCCGGTGCAGGTGGTCAGGTGCATGTCCGCAGCCCCCGTTCCTTGGCGAGCCAGTCCGGCACCCGGCAGACGATCTGCCCGTTCCACCGGCTCTCGACCTCGACGTGATCCTTCCGCAGCCAGAAGGCGCGCTCGGCATCCCCGTCTGTGCTGACGAGAAGGTCGCGGGCCGTGTCCTGGTGGAGGTGAAGCGTGTAGGGGTGCATCAGTGCAGCCCTCTCGTCGTCACCTTCTCCTCGGGCTTCTGGCTGTCCTCTGCCACGCTCGCCCCCATCGCGGCCTTCAAGACGTTGCTGCTCACCATGAGCAGGACGAAGCGGTCCCTGTCGGTTTCAGCCGAGGCAATGAGCTGACCGAGGACTAGCGCCACCGCAGACACGACATCCGCGATTGCGACCTGACCGCCCGTGTCCTTGCTGATTTCCAGCAGGTGGTCCGCGAGCGTTTCCTTGAGCTTGCAGTGGAGGCAGCCGGTCATCGCGCGTCCTCCATCTCGCGAGCCGGGGACGAGGGGGCCACCTTGCCCCCGGCCTGCTGCGAGCGACCATCGGTTGACTGGACAGACGAGCGAGGCTGTCCTTCCTCGATCCCGGCGAGCGCCGGAGATTCCGTCTCCTCGAAGACCACGCCATGGTTGGCGCCAAACGCGAGGATCAGTTCGATCAGTTGGCTCATCTCGTCCTTGGAAAGGTCGGACGAGGATCGGCCGAGGCTTACGAAGCCGTTGCCGTCGATGTTCGGGACCATGCGGACTTCGCGCTTGAGCGCGTCCAGCATCAGCAGCTTCCAGTCATCGGCGGACAGCTTGATGCCGTGCCAGGGCAGTTGGGTCGCGATCTTGCCCAGCAGCACCCACATCAATGCCGACTGCTCAAGGCTGCGACGGGGTGCCTTGAACTCAAGTCTTGTGTACGCCGGAGCCTTGTCGATCCACGCCTTCGCGCGCTCGCGCTCGCGTCGGCAGTTGAGGACGAGTAGAGCCCGGCTCATGCGGCTTTCCTCTCGAACTTCGCCGTCAGCGCCGCGACCTTCTCGTCCACCTCGGCCAGGAAGGCGCGCACCTCGGCCTCCATGTCCGCGATCATCACGTCGTCGCGGGGGACGCGCTTGATGAACAACTGCATCGAGAGGGGCAGGGCCGGCGAGTAGCTGGCGAAGTCGCACCACTGCCGGCCGGTGCAGGCCATCTGCCATTGCATCTGCAGGAGGTACTTCTGCGGGATCGTCTCCGTCAGAAGGGCCTCGATATGGTTCGCCGTGCCGGGGCACTTGATCTCGACCATGCCGTCGTCACCCACCAGCCCGTCAGGGCTCGCGCCGCTCATGGCGATCGACGGGTGCGGGATGAACCCGACCTGTTCGACGATGCAGGCCATGTCGAACTCGTAGGCCTCGCGGGCTTCCGGTTCGAGCATGGTCCCGCGCTGCATCGCGGCGTTGACGAATTGCTCGGCGGGCTCGCCAGTCAGGCGCTCCGCCACCAGCTCCGCAAGGTAGTTCCCCCGCGAGGCTCCATAGCCGGACTTCGTGCGCGCCATGATGTCGGCCATGCGAGAGGCCGTAGCCTTGCCCGCACGCTCGCGCTTCCATGCCTCGGTGCCCTGATCCATCTCAGCGCCCCTGCATCAGCTTGTTCAGGATGGCGCAGGCGGCGTCGTACTTGTCGGCATAGATGTTGCCGAGGGCCGGGACCTTGATGCGGTTGCAGAAGGCCTCCACCGTCGTGCCAGCGGCGTCGATCAGGTCGCGCAGGGCATCTTCCTGCTCCGTGCTGATAAAGGGCTTCTCCGGCTCGCGCTGCGGCTCCGAGGCCTTGCCGTCATCGTCGTCCGATGCAGCCAGGCCCAGTGCTGCCTTGAGGGTCATTCGCTGCAAATAGGTGAGGGTAGAGCCCACAGCCTGGATGCTGTTCTTGTTCCCGCTCTCGTCGCGCGGGCCGAGCAGCGTGACCTCCTCGCAGTGTCCGTCCCGGTGCGAGATGATGCAGGTGACAGACACCGGCTCGTTGACGCCAGCCGATGTGCGGAACCGGTAGGACAGCCCGTACTTGGCGAGGATCGGCGTCACCGTGCGGGCGACCTCCGCAAGAT